TGACCTCATGCACCACGGCCTGATTCTTGTCGTCGGTGTCAACAGCAGCCTGCAACTCGGACTCGATGAACTCGCCACCACGCTTCTTCACGCCACTCACATCCAGCTTGGCCTTGGTGACCTTGGAGCGCAAAGTGGCCAAATAACCCTTGAACACCAGCTCCTCGATGCTGACAGGCGTGAGCAGATCGTCAAACAGCGCAGGCTTGTCGGTGATCAAGCCATGCCCCAAGCGGTAAGGCGTTGCAGTCAGGCCAATCACACGCAGGTGCGGATTGATGGCTTTCAACTCGCCAAGCAACTTGCGATAGCCACCCTCGTCCTTGTGGTTGACCAAGTGGCATTCGTCAATGATCACCAGATCGATGTGGCCAAGCGCACCGGCCTTGGTGCGCACCGACTGGATGCCAGCGAAGGTGATCGGCTCGCTCAAGTCTTTCTGGCCAATGCTGGCGCTGTAGATGCCCATCGGTGCACCAGGCCAATGCTGGCGCATCTTCTCGGCATTCTGCTCGATCAATTCCTTGACATGGGTCAGCATTAGCACCCGAGTATCTGGCCAGTTTTGCAAGGCATCCTTGCACAGCGCAGCCACGATGTGTGACTTGCCTGAGCCGGTCGGCAACACCAGGCAAGGATTGCCAGCATTGCCAGCCTCAAACCATCTGTACAGCTCGTCGATGGTGCGCTGTTGGTAGTCACGGAGCATTTAAAAGTCTCCAGACTGTTGCTGCCACTTTTGGAACTTGTCCGTTGCCAATGGCTTTAAGTCGGTCCACTCTTGCGGCCACCCCATCAGCCACTCGACCCACGTTGGGTTCAGCGGCCCACCAGCCTGTGCCGCTAGGGGGATTTCGTTCCTCTTGTACTCCGAGGGATTTCCACCGTCTTTGTGCATTCTGGCCACTGGTGTTGGCCACAGTCTTGGATTGTTCACTTGGTCCACCAGTCTGATCTGGATGGGTTGGCCATTCTTTCGATGATTCTGGCCTTGTTTGAGTAGGCCAGAGGTCCCCCCCCCCCCCCGTGTCTGGCGTGCGCCACAATCCACGCTCTGTCCCTTTGATGCGGTGCGCCAACATCGACTGCTCCCATAATAGTCCATCGCGTGTCATACCCGAGACTGGAAAGGTCGCCAAGGACTCGTCCGAGTCCTCGATGAATGAGCATTGGGCTGTTTTCCACGAATACGAATCTGGGTCGAACTTCGCTAACCACCCTCGCCATGTGGTACCACATTGAGGACTGCTCTCCATCGAGTCCTGCGCCTCGGCCTGCGATGGAAATGTCCGTACAGGGAAAGCCTCCCGAAACAACGTCAACAATTCCTCGCCACGGTTGTCCATCAAAGGTTTGAACGTCATCCCAAATCGGGAAAGGCGGGAGAAGTCCGTCATTTTGTCTGGCGACAAGTACGCAAGCTGCGTAGGGTTCCCACTCGACTGCGCAGACTGTTCGCCATCCGAGCAAATGTCCCCCAAGTATTCCTCCACCAGCGCCTGCGAATAAAGCCAGCTCATTTAATTCTCCTTGTTTCTTCATCCCACAATCCTTCCACCAAAGTCCTTGCGCATTTCAGCAATCAAAGGATCACCGCTGGCGCAGGCATTGGAATTGGCCAGCAATTCCTTGCTACCCCAAACACCTTCCTGCTCAGGATCGCCATTGGCCAGATTTACGCCATTGATCTCATACACAGCGGTGAACTCGTCTGGACCATCCTTGCGCTGCCAAGGCACCAGATCAGGGTGCAGAACATGGCCCTCACAGCCAGTGCGCTGAGAATCCAAAGGAATCTCAGCATCCCACTTGGCGCAGTGCCATGTCGAGTCAGGCATTGCTGTGGCCAAAGCGCAGGTGCGGCAGTTCACATGCTTGGTGGTCTTGGACTGGTGGCAGAACTCATGCGCATCACAGAACTTGCACTGATACCAGCTCGCATCTGAGCTGATCGGCTCGGGCATGCGGTCGGTCAAAGCAATGCGCTGGCCGCGAGCAATGGCCTTGTTTGCCACATCCTTGTCGAACTTTACGCGCTCGGTATGGATTCGGTCATCATCCTTGCAGACAGTTAAGTACAGCGCACGATCGATGCCAGTGCCTGCCATGTAGACCTGCATCTGCACAAAGTGCTCAGGCTTGGACTTCTCCACGCCATTCTTCTCCAGATCATCAAATGCTTTTTTGGATGCCGTTTTGAACTCGGCAATGTGCTTGGACTTGGGCGCATCTGGCACACCCTTGTCGATGATCGCATCGATGCTGCCAGAGACATGGCTGCCAAAGTCGACACGGTGCTGGGCAGACACTTTGCGCACATCGATGCCAATGGCACGCAAGTCGCTAATGATGTTGGACTCCTCTTGGTGACCACGCCTAAACAGGCGCAATATGCGACCAGGGAAGCTCGGCTGCACAGCCCATCGGAAAGACAGCCACAGCCACCGATCACACACATGGCCAAGCGTACTGGCTCCAAGGTGTGGGCGAGGCACCTCGGCAATGGCCTCATGGTGCTTGTCAATCAATGACTGGATGCTATTATCTGGCTCAGGGATTTTCATGTTGTCTCTCCTTTGATGAGTTTGCCCAGACCAGTTCACGCTAGTCTGGGCATTTTTTTGCTTACTTCTTAGCCCAAGGTGGTGCGGCCTTGGCAGATGCAGGATTGCTTTGGGCTTGAGGAATGGCCGCAGCTGGCGCTGCACTTCCGGACACAGATTTGAAGCCCTTGACCTCATTGCTTGCACCGTACTGAGCGTCCTCTTTGACCTCCAACTTGATGGCGATCTGGCCACCAATCAACTGATCGGTGTCGGTCACTTTGGCCAAGCCAATCGCACGCATGATGTCTCCCAGCTGCTGGCGACCAATCTCCTCAGCCTTGGGGTTTGCATTCTTGATGTTCAGATTGCCAAACACTACACGACCTTGATGGCTTGGGCCAGTGATGTCGTAACGCAACTTGATGTACTGACCATTGCCAGCCTTGGTTGCCTTCAACTCAGACTGAGAGATGGTGGCTGTGTACCAGCCAGCAGGCAAAGGCTCAAAGTTGCCATTGCCTTGCGGCAGTTCGTTGACGTTGAATTCTTCGTTTAAAAAAGCCATGATTTACTCCTTGGGGATGATTTTGAAAGATGGGCGGCCAGGCTTGGCCGTGATTGCACCGGCAAGCGGTTTGGTGATGGACTCATCTGCTGCCTTCCAGATGGCCATGTTGATCTCAGGCTTCCAGCGAAACAGCTTGGCCAAGTGATCGGTCAGACCGAACTCAGCGGCAAGCTCTTGCACCTTGTCTCCGTCGACCTTGCGGTCGATGCGGCCAACGATCTTGATCTCGAATCGACCAGGCTCAACGGTCTCTGTGCCGTCAAGGTTCTCGGAAATATTTGCCAGCTTTTTGATGTGGTCCTCAATATCGCGTCGATCCGCTGTCGCATCTTCTTCCTGCTTCTTAGCAGCCAACCACATTGTGGACAGCTCGTTCATGTCATTGGGAAATACCTTGGCGCTCATGCTTTGCCTCCGATCTTGGCAATGATTGCACCCAGATCAGGCGCTTCCCAAGCCTCCAGCTTGCCAGAGCGATCCTTGGCCAACCAAAGGCCATCAGAGTCGCACATCAGTGCACGCTGAGTCACGCCTTCGGCATCACGCTCAACACGCAGCGCCAGCACTTCATCAAAGAAGTAAGGCAGGCCTTGTGTCAGGCTCTTGCCTGGCATGCCTGGGTTATAGAGCATCTTGCCCATCTCATCGGTGGACTTCTCCAGCTTGGCCGACATGTAGACATGCTTGCCAGGCAGATCGCGGAAGGCGCGAATCAGCTCCTGCATGGTGCTGTTCATTTCGCCATACGCTGCGCGGCCATCCTTGGACTTCTTCATCTCATGGGACAACACCACCTCAGCAACTTCGCTGATTGAGTCAAGCGCCACCGACTGAAAGCCTGCGGCCTCCTTGCTGTCTCTAGCCCATGTGAAGGCCTCGCGCAAGTCGTCCATCGAGGCGATCTCAATGTAAGGAAGGTCAGCGTCCTGAATGGACAGCAGGCCACCCTCGGCACTGAGAACGATCACATTGGGCAGGGTCTTAACCAGCGTGGTCTTACCAGCACCGGCTTGGCCGTACACCAACAACTTCACTCCATTGGCAGACAAGCTGCCGGTCGATTTCAAATTGATAGCCATTTGGCTCTCCTTTTTTTTTGCACCTCCGTCTGGAAATCAGTTCGAGGTGTGCTTGCATCATAAACCAAAAATAAGGTATAGTGCAAGCACTTCCGCAAATATTTTTTCTAAGGTGCAAATTATGATGACTGTTGAGCAGATCAAAAAACGGCTGGAAGATGCCAATCTCAAGCGAGTGGCCGAGAATGCTGGCGTGCATCCAGCCACGGTTTACAGGTTTATGCAAGAGGAATCCAAGCCCCTGTATGAGACGGTCAAAGCCCTGAGCGACTATCTCAGCAGGCAGGAGGCCACAATCAATGGCTGACCTCTCAAAAGTCCTTGGGGGTCCTTGGGCACCACCACCCGAAAAACTCGTCGCACCACCAGAGGCGCAACTCATTGACGCAATGCGTGCAGCAGGCCTTCAGCCACCAGAGGAAATCCTCATGGATGGCAAGATTCACCGATTCAAGTCAGGCACCAAAGGCGCACCTGGCCACGGTGACAAGCCAGGCTGGTATCTGGTATTCGGAGACGGTATCCCAGCCGGTCGATTTGGATGTTGGCGAGCAGGCATGGAAGTGACATGGCGTGCAGACGTAGGACGAAAACTCACGCAGACCGAGGAAATGTCACACGCCAAGCGACTGGCCGAGGCCAAAGCCCTGCGAGACGCAGCACTCGAGCGCCAGCATCAAGTGGCCAGCGAGACGGTCGAGAAAATATGGACAACGGCCAACCCAGCAAATGCCGAGCATCCCTACTTGGCCAAGAAGGGCATTCAAACGCATGGCGCAAGAATCACAGGAGACGGTCGACTGGTGCTGCCACTCTACGACGAAGACGGAACTCTTGCCACATTGCAGTACATCGACCACGAAGGCGGCAAACTCTATCACCCAGGCGGTCAGACTGGCGGCAAGTTCTGGATGGTAGGCTCACTAGATGAGCCTGGCACTCTGTTCGTGGCCGAGGGCTTTGCAACGGCAGCCACCATCCATGAAACCACCGACAGGCCAGTCGTGGTGGCCTACAGCGCCAGCAATCTGGTGCCAGTCACTGGCACACTCAGGGAAATGTATGGAGCAACTCAAGACATCGTGATCGTCGCAGACCATGACCAAAGCGGTGTTGGCCAACGCTACGCAGAGCAGGCCAGTGCCAAGTACGGTGCACGCATGGTGATGCCTCCGATCCTCGGTGATGCCAACGATTATGCAAAGGCTGGCCACGATCTGGCAGGCCTATTGATGCCACCGGCAGACGACTGGCTCATCCCAGCCGATGACTTCTGCGCTCAACCCAGCCCCATCAGTTGGCTCGTCAAACGCTGGATTCAATCCCAAGCCTTGGTGATGGTCCACGGCCCAAGCGGTGGCGGCAAGACATTCGTGGTGCTCGACTGGTGCCTGCGCATGGCCAGCGGAACAGAGGACTGGGCAGGCCACAAAGTGCGCCAAGGAAATGTGGTCTATCTGGCCGGTGAAGGACACCACGGTCTGCGCGGCAGGGTGGCAGCTTGGAAGCATCACCACAAAGCAGGTAAGCTGGCCATGTGGCTCTCAAAAGACGGCTGCGACCTAAACACCCCGACCGGCTACCTAAAAGTGGTCGAGCAAGTAAGGATGCTGAAAGACAGGCCAAGCGTGATCGTGGTCGACACCCTGCACCGATTCCTATCAGGCGATGAAAACAGCGCTCAAGATGCCAAGACCATGCTGGACGCATGCAATGCACTCATGCAGGAATTCAACTGCTCGGTGATCTTGGTGCACCACACAGGCGTGTCAGACGAAGCCCAGCACAGGGCGCGAGGCTCAAGCGCATGGCGCGGTGCTCTGGACATCGAGATCAGCATC